TGTTGTATCTGTAGATCTTTGGATAGTTCTCAAGGTCGCTTGTGTCAATCCATAAGTCGTTGTCAACTAGAGCAGTACCATCTGATTGTGTGGTAGGTGCCGTCGCTGAGAACTGTGGACCATTTGGATCGGTCGAGCTGTAAACTTGAACGTAACCTTTCCAAGTTGTTCCGTTGTGCGTCATGATGTCCGCAACATCTATGTTTGTGTCATACCATAATGTTCCATCTGCTGGTTCATTGGTTGGTGAACTTGTGGATGCCGTGTAACTCAATCTCTTCCAGTTACTGGCCATGATACCTGTGTTGGCGCTTGAGTCAAGGCTTTCACCTGTTGGCAAATCATACAAGTTGTCGATCAGTGTTGAGCTGTTCGCCGTGTATGTCCCATAACTGTGTGCTGTTGAGGCGCTGAATCCCGCATCTGCTAACGGTGTTCCTAATGTGTCAAACATCCTGAAGTCACCACCCAGTGCGTGTGTCATCTTGATCTCACCCGTTGTCAGTTTGGTTGCACTAACATTTGTCAGTCCAGCACCGTTCACCGCCGCGATGAAATCGTCTGCCCCTGTTCCACTCACTGTTATTTCAACAGCAGAGCTCAAGGCTTCTTGGTTCTTGATTGATTCTTGGATCTTGAATTTGTTTCCACTAGTGAAACTTGGTGTGGTGTTGTTACTTGTGATAACTGTGGCACCGCCTTCGTATCTGAACAACTGGAAGTCTCCCACATTTGGTGTCGTGTCCGCGGCATCTCCCGATGTCATTGACTCTTCAGTCACGTTGTATTGTGTGTAAAGTTTTCCAACTGTTAAGTTTGCTCCACCGCCAGCGGCGTCTAGGTTATAGATCGCTGAGTGGTTTGTGGCATACAATGGAGAGGCAACTGTTGAAAAGCTCGCACTTGACGTGCTGTAGACTTTGGCAACAATGTTTGCACCACTGTTAGCAGAAGTTGTCTTGAACCAAACCGATCCGTTTGGTCTTGGTGTGCTGTCTGCTGTTTTCCATGTGGGTCTGTTGGTGTGTTTGTCTTGTAAGAACTTAGGTCCGTAGTATGTTTTTGCCGTGATCCCTAGTTCTGCTAGTACTCCATTGCCCTCTTCGAATCTGATTGTGCCAGCACCCGCAGTCGAGTCACCCAGTGCCTTACCGTTGTGGAAGATCTCTAGGTTACCTGTGGTTGCGTTCACGCTCGCACTAACGTTGGTCACGTTAGATCCGATCGCTGTGGCAACATCTGATAATGCTGTTCCGCCCGGTGTGATCGTGATGCCGTTCATGACAAATGTATTGCCCGATGTTACTGTTGTTCCAGAAGCCACGGTCACCATTGGTAATGATGTGTGCCAATCTGTTGAACCAACCTGCACCCAGGTGTTGCTTGATGTTTTCTTGTAGATCTTGTTGGTTACGTGAGTAGTGTTGATCGCGTAATCACCAATCGTTCCTATTGAAGTCTTTGGTGCACCAGTAGACACCGCGCCAACTAGGTCACTTGTCGAAGTGATCAGTGTAGGAGTGATTGTTGTGAATGATTGATTGGTGGCTGACCATTCGAATATACCATACGTGCTTGATGCAAGGTCAAACCAGTATGTGCCATCTGATGGTGCCGCTGTTGGGGCCGAAGCACTTCCAGTAAGTTCTGAAGTGTCAACGTTAGCTCTTAGAACGTATGCTCTGTTGGCAACTCCCAAGAAACTGTAGGCCGCTTGTAGTCCCCATTCGTTCAATTCATAACCGTGTAATGAATTTCCTGATGCGTCCGTGTAGAATTTTGGATCTCCAAAGGTCTCTGTCAATTCTCTCTGTGACGAGATAAGGTAAGCAGTGTTGGCGTTAGCAGTTGTTGTACCGGCCGCTGTGCCGTCTCCCGCTCCATTAGTCTTGTCCTGTGATGATGCTACTATAAAAAGAGGTGTAGTACCCGCATCCGATGGTACGTAAAAACTCTCGTTTATTACTGAAACCTCTACTCCTGGTGATGTTAAAGCCATTTTTCGTTTTCTCCTTGCAAGTTTAACGTATACAGAGTTATTTATTATATCATACGGTTTTGTTGACATAATTTACCGTTTTCCAGGTGCCTATATAGGCAACGTAAATACACACATGCGATACCCTGATAGACCATTGTGCAAGGAGTGTAAGACCAAGCCCAGGGCCTACGCCTACCGCCGCGGGGACAGGGTGTACTGGCGCAGTGTGTGTGACACCTGCAACAGGAAACGGATGGGTAAACGAGTGGGTGGTATAACTGCCCTACAGCGCTCAGGTTACAAGAAGCATAAGAAGTGTGAACTGTGTGGATTCAAAGCACAGGACAAAGCACAGTTGGATGTGCTGTTCGTGGACGGGAATCTAAGGAATACGGCGGCTACTAATCTAAAAACAGTTTGCGCCAATTGCCAGCGGTTGGCCGGGGTCCGTAGACTCGGTTGGCGTGTGGGCGATCTTATTGCTGACGATTAGGTCATCGACCTTGTTGTATAGTTCTTCTTTTGTGCCATTGTTCTCTATGAGGTGATCGTACTCGGACTTAGCCCAGGCATATTCAGAGGAATGTATGTGTTGCGGTATCACATTGCCTTCCACGTAGTCAGTGAACCAGTCGGGGTCTGTGCCACGTTTGACCAGCACTATCTTGCCACCCATTTCCCGTATAGTTTTGATCTCATTTTCAAATCTCGTGTCTGCTATCACAGTGGGTCGGCCGTCATATCTGGCCATGCAACTGTCCACCCATATGGCATCATGCATGTTCTGTCGCATGACTTCGGTGCCAAAATACTGCAACACCCATCTAGGTGTCACTTCCTTGCCAAAACGTTGGCTCCAGAAAGCGTCGGATTTCTCACGCCATTCTCTGCTTTCTTTTGTCTTGCCTTCCAGCATATCTCTGTCCCAGTTGAACATGGAACTGACCGCGTCCTTGAGACTCTTGGCGAATGAATCCTTCCTGAATCCGTGTTTCTGTGCCAATCGGTCTGAAACCGTATCTTTACCAGAACCTATCAATCCTACTACACCTATCAGCATAGGATTATTATACTATTTTTTTAGACGTTTTTCAATCTCTTTGATTGCTTTTCTGACAGATTTCAAGATGCTAACCCTCAGGCTTTTTTTACCTTCTTTCAAGGCCCGGATGCTCATCGTTTCCAACTCTTCGACCAGTTTCTCTAATTCATCTAGCGTGAGGTCAGAATATTTCTTGTAATTGGATTTTGTCATGACAGTGTTATTTAAATGATAGTGATTGGCAATTAACCAATAACAAAACTGTGCGGAGTTCCGCCTTCTTGGAAATTACCTATCTCGCCGTCCAATCTCTCCATCTCGGAATTGCCTTCGTTCTTCAAGGCATCACCATTCAGCGATGTACCACCCTGTGGTCCTGCTATGGTGTTGAACTTGCCCCTGGCCTCGCCCAGCATCACTTTACAAACTGCCAGGGTGTAATCCCTGATCCACGGTTTGGCATAGATGTCTTTGAACAGTGTGATGTCTGGTCTGTAGTTGTCGGTGTGCATCAGCACGGTCTCATTGTCGGCTCTGGGTCTCTGTGTTATTGTCAGTTTCTTGGTTGCCACATCAAAATGGAACTGTATGAAACTGCCAAACATTTTTCCAACCAATTCTTGGTAAGAAGCGAAAGCATAGTAAGTGGCCAATCCACCTGTGGCTCCTGCTCTTAGTAGATATGTGTTGGTGTAGGCCAGGTTGAATGGTTCGAACAGTGTTCCACCCTCGCCGCCTTCGGTCCTTGAACCCACGGTCCTCCTGTTGAGGTTCCTCACGTTGATCACCTCGTCTGGTAGGATGTATGAGTTCTGGTCCTTCTTCAGTTCCAGGAAAGCGTATGATTCCTCCACGGCGTTCGATGATCTCTGTCTGTACCTGTTAACAGCCCTCTCCAGTGCCGTATGATAGTGTTTTGGGTCCAATTCCACGTCGATCATGCCATCGCCGAGATTGTTCTTCACGTAATCAAATATTTCCTGTTGTCCTGTTTGGAGTTCTGACATACTCATATTTATTGCCGTGACGCCAGCAATAAATATGTATGATATGCCAAGATTATCCATTTTCAAGCCTGAAAAGGGCAACGACTACAAGTTCTTCGATCGCAACATCAAGGAGATGTTCCAGGTGGGTGGCACGGATCTACACTTCCACAAGTACCTGGGTCCTTATGATCAGGGCGACACCAACAAGGATGGTCCGGCCAGTCCCACGCAACCGCAGTACTCCGGTGACAGCCTAAACGAGAGGACCATACAGGATTTGTTATTCCTGGAGAACAGGGATAGGAAATACGCGGACGACGTATACGTGGTCAGGGGAATATACAACGTGCAGGACGCGGATTTCAATCTATCACAGTTTGGAATGTTCCTGCAGAACGATACATTATTTTTAACAGTGCATCTGAACGACATAGTGGAGAGGATAGGCAGGAAACCCATGGCGGGAGACGTGATAGAATTCCCACACATGAAGGAAGATTATTCACTTGATGAGAGCATACCGATATCACTCAAGAGATACTATGTTGTAGAAGACGTAAACAGGGCCGCGGAGGGATTCTCACAGACTTGGTGGCCACACTTGTTGAGATTGAAGATGAAGACTTTAGTTGATTCGCAGGAATTCAAAGACATCATAGGAGACGCCACAACGGCAGGATCCGTGGCCAGTTACATGAGCACCTACAACAGGGAAAAGACCATCAACGATCAGATAGTGGCACAGGCGGAGGCGGACGCTCCAAAATCCGGATTCAACTATAAACAGTATTACGTGGCTCCCATAGACGAGAGGGGCAACATCAGGACGGACAATGTCAACGACACAGACAGGGTAAGTTCAGACAAATCAGTAAACGCCGTCATAGACACACCGGCCGCATCACACTACGGATTTTATCTAGACGGTGACGGAGTGGCACCAAATGGCAACCCGGCGGGATTTGGTATATCGTTCCCGACATCAAATGTTGACAAGGGCGACTACTTCCTAAGGACCGACTACCTACCAAACAGGTTGTTCCGTTTCGATGGTACCAGATGGGTCAAAATAGAGGACTCCGTTAGAATAACTACTACAAACAATGATTCAAGAGCAAACTTCAAGACAAGTTTCGTCAACAACTCGACCAGTTCAACAATCAATGGACTAACGGTTGAGCAGAGACAGGCGTTGACTAATGCTCTCAAACCAAAGGCTGACAATTAAGGATGTTACACTTCTACGAAGGACAGGTTAGGAAATTCCTCACTCAATTCATCAGGATATTGAGCAACTTCTCTGTGGAGACCGGCAGGGGTTCAGATGGACAGATACAACTGAGGGCAGTGCCTGTGGTGTACGGAGATCCGACCAGACAGGTGGCTAACATCATACGTAACAACTCCGAGAACGCATTGGCCTATGCACCAAAAATAGCCTGCTACGTTAGAGAACTAAATTATGACAGGGACAGGATGCAGAATCCCTATCACATAGAGAAACAGCATCTAAAGGAACGTGCATACGACGAATCATCTGGAGAATATACCAATCAGTTAGGTGCCGGTTACACAATAGAGAAAGTGATGCCATCGCCGTTCAGGTTAGAAGTCACGGCGGATATATGGAGTTCAAACACCGACCAGAAATTGCAGATTATGGAACAGATACTGTACCTGTTTAACCCAGATTTCGAGATACAGAAGTCCGACAACTACATAGACTGGACCAGTCTGAGTTATGTGGAACTGACAGGTGTTACTTTCAGTTCGAGGACCATACCCGTTGGGGCGGATTCAGAGATAGATGTTGCCACGTTGACATTCAGCATGCCAATTTGGTTATCACCACCAGTCAAGGTCAAGAAACTAGGAGTGATACAGAAGATAATAATGAGCATATACGATGATGATGGTGGCATAGCCAAAGGATTGATCGACGGATCCATGATCTCAAGGAGTTATGTAACACCAAACAATTTTGGATTATTGGTCACAGGAAATCAGTTGAGACTGTTGGGTACAACGGGTGTCAACGTGAAATCCGGGGGAGATGGATTCCACACCGGTGCCAATGAACCAAGCAACTACGATCCTTTCGAGACTTTTGGACCACCAGTGAACTGGAAAATTTTATTGGACCAGTATGGCAAGGTCACAAACGGAACATCACAGATCAGGCTCACACAACCAAATGGTAACGAGATCGTGGGAACCATAGCAACAACCACATTGGATGACACGATCTTGCTGTACACGATAGATTCAGACACCATACCAAGCAACTCATTGACCGCAGTCAAGAAGATCGTCAACCCGGCCACGTTCGATCCAGGCACACCAGCGAACGGTGATAGGTACCTGGTGATCAATGACGTGGGAGACAGCACCGCCAGTTTCCAGAGCACCACCTGGGGCACACTGGTGGCCAGCGTGGGAGACATCATAGAGTACAACAGTTCAACGGGCAAGTGGAACGTGGCCTTTGATGCTTCAAACCCAGACTCAACACAGCACTACGTGACCAACCTGAACACCGGAATACAGTACAGGTTCAACGGCACGGAATGGGTCAAATCATACGAGGGCGTGTACACCGCTGGTAATTGGAGCATAGTGTTGGATGGTGGATTCGTGGCCAATGATGACGCCTCTGGACAGGATGCCACTACCCCTTGATAAAACAACTTTAATCTGTTACAATACGGTATGAGTGAAAATATAGTCTGTTCTGGAGCACTGTTCTATTCTACTTCGACCAAGAGATTCCTGTTCCTACAGAGGACTGACAAGAAGACGCAAGGTCTTTGGGGATTGGTTGGAGGTAAGAGCAAGTTCACAGAGAGTGCTTTCGAAGGACTTAAAAGAGAAATACAGGAAGAAGTGGGTGACACACCCAAGTTCAAGAAGGTCATACCGTTGGAGATGTTCACCTCAAACGATCAGAAATTCTTCTTCCACACATACCTCATAGCCATAGACGCGGAATTCATACCACAACTGAATGCGGAACACTCCGGCTACTGCTGGACCGCGTTCGAGTGCTGGCCCAAGAACCTGCACATGGGTTTGAGGAACACCCTCAACAATAAATCGATAAAAGGTAAATTACAGACGATATTGGATCTTATAGTCTAGATGCCGTGGAACCTACGTTCCGCTTGGAAATTCCTATCAACTTCGCCGGCACTCAAGGCACGATTGTAAGTCCT